TTAAAGGGTTCAACGCAGAAGCGTAAGTTTGAATTACAGAAGATAGGATTATGGGAACAGCACATAGAACGAATAGACCAACTAGAAACCATACTGAAACTATCATGGGAAAATTATCATAGGGAACAAAACCCCACTAGACGACAAAGCATACTAGATTCTATTGCAGGTATTCAACCATTACTAAGTGCGTATTATTCTGCTAGTCAAGAAGTGATAGAAAATGACACTGAAAAAGGTGTATCAGACAAAGGACATATACCCAAACTTCCAATCTGAACACGATTCAGTTGAAAGTGATATTACAGCAGACTTAGCGAAGCTTAAGTTTTTTTGTGGTAATGCGAATAGCAAAAAGAATTGCTGTTTTAGTCACCTAGTAGGATTGCCACAACACCCTGCTACCATGCAATCAATGAAGTTTATGCCACATCAGCTAGACCTAATCAAGCAATCCATGACAGACAAGCAGGTGAAGTTCCATGTCAATAAGAGTAGGCAGATAGGACTAACGGAAATAGTAATGAGAATAGTGCAGTATCATTGTTTTGGCAAATACAAAGGTGGCAAGATATTGATTATTGCAGGTACTAGGGAAAAAACAACAAAGACAGTGATGAACAGGTTGAAGATGCTATTCGATAACATACGTTCCACTGTGCAAGATGATAAGCATGACCTACATATCTTGCTAAAAAACGGTACAGAAATTGAGGGCAAACCATCTAACAGCGAAGCAATCAGGGGTGAAACAAAGATCAAGGCAGTAGTTGTTGATGAAGCAGGTCACTTTGCATTGGTAGATGATAGTGTTGTGCTAGATGCAATAGAACCAATCTTGCATACCAACAAGTCAGACATATTCCTAGTAAGCACACCGAGAGGGCAAAAGGGATTCTTCTATGAACTAGCCATGAGTGAGAATGATTACAAAAAGATACAGTATGATTACACCTGTGCAGTAGGGTGGATTTACAGCAACAAGGATATGCAAGAAGAACTAAAAAGAATCGACATTGATGTTGATCAAGAATATCGCTGTCAATATACTTCTGCTAGGACATCAATATTTGGTGTTATTAAAGACGAGGCAATAGAAGATTTTGAGGTAGAAGAATACTAATGGAAATAAACGATTTACCAACGCTATTCCAAATAGCATCAGCACAAGAAAGTAATGCACAACATCTGGAAGTATTAGATAATATCATTGAATCACAACAGGTTGAAATTGAAAGGATAAAAAGAATAATGAACGTTCAACAAGATTTGCTTGATGAAATCACACACTACATCAAGACTAAGACATGAGAATTGCAGGTATAGATAGTGGTAAGCTTAGAGATAGTTTTGCGTTTGTGGGTGTTGAAGTCAAACAAAATAACATCTATGTTTTAGGCGTAAAGACTTGGTTAGGCAGAAACTATCTTGATGTTGAAAACTTAATTTCAGACATACACGCTACAAAACCTTTTGATTTTTACAGCGTAGAGATTAACAACACAGGTGAACACGTTTATGAAGAACTGAAATATCGTCATAGGATTCCAAACGTAATACCTGTATTCACAACAAGGGAAGTCAAAGACCAATCAAAGATAAATCAGGGAAGAATTATGCCAAAGAACCAAATGGTGTTGTGGTTGGCTAGAATGTTCCAGAACCACCGTATCAAATTTCCAAGTAAAACTAACAAGCATATTGAAGAATTAAAAAGACAGATTTCAAACTTTTCAGAACATATCACAGAAGCAGGTCAGGTCAGTTATCGTGCAGATGGCAGTGAACATGATGATACAGTGATGGCACTGATGTTAGCCTGTTTTATCGGTAGGAATTTCATCAAGGAAACTGATGGTATGTCACAACCTTTGCAGGTGGTTAGCAGACAATATCAGATAGGCAGTGATGAAGATGATGTGTATGGAAGTGGAATACCTGTGCATACAGAACAAAAGGAATTTCATGTGATACAACCATGAGTGTAGAAGTAGAACTAAACGTAACAGATTATCATAACATTATGAATTGGTATGAACTAGCGTTTGCAAAGCACAAGCCTACCGAAGTAGATACAAAGGAACACACCACACTTAGAAAAATATCAGTTATGGCACAGGCACTAATAGATGAACAAAAAGTCATAGACAAGCACGATGATACTGAATCAGCGTAAAACTAACCGTTAGTTTTTTTAGATATATTAGTATGTTAATGTGGATTAATACCATGTCAAACGAGAATAGAAAGTTCGTGAATATGAACGACAGACAGCGTGACCTATTAGAACTAGCCAAACAAACCGTTGCTAAAAAAATTGCAGATAAGACAGGGTATAAGGGCAAACTATACAATGGCGATATTATTGAAAACGCATTGGAAGTATTGCTAGGCAAGAAACACTACATCGGTTCAAAAGATTGGTATGACGGTTTCAGAATCAGGCAATAAAGTTCTATTATTGCCTTTCTTCCTTTTTTTTAATTATTGACAAAGAACAAAAACAAGGCTAACAAGCCAAAAAATACTTCTAATAAAGGCAAAACTTTCGTGATGGGTGGAAGTTCTGTTCCATCAATACCTAGATCAAGATCAAACTATGCTAGTGCAAGTAAGACAGCATGGAATGACAATCACCTGTATATGTATTCCAATCCTAGTTACACAGACCAAGAGTTAGAATGGTTTGAAGATAGTTGGGGTAGCAGTGTAGCAGGTGCAGTAATTGACAAGCTTGTGGAATATACATTTGGTAATGGACTTAAACCAATTTTTGAATTAATTGACGATCATGGATTAGATGATGATCAGAAGAAAACAGCGTTAAAGAAATATGAAAAGGAATTAAACGAGTTAATAGACTACGATAAGAAAATTCACTTTGAAAAGAAACTGCGTGATGCAATAACAATGACAATGGTGTTTGGCAGATGTGTCATAGTTTTTGAGGGTGGTGGATTGCCAAAGGCATTAAAGATTATTCACCCAAGAGATTTGGGCAGGGTGTTTCTAAACCAAAAAGATTGGTCACTTGAAAAGGTCATAACAACTTACCCTGCTGATGAAATTTATCCAGAAGCTATGATTTACTTAGTCAATAAACCTGATAGCCCTAAGCGTAGAACTATGTTTTATGGCTATTCTGAAATGCAACGAGTAGTTGGAAGTGCTAGGGCATTAAGAAGATTAGTTCAGTTTGACTTTCCAGAAGTTGCCACATCAATGTGGGCAGGTTACGGTATGTTCCTTGTGAAAAAAATGGGAAGAACAAAAGCAGATGCAGAAAACGACATGAACACCCTACTTAATTCACTCAAAAGTGGTGCGTTCAATGCAGTTTCCGTAGATGCCAATGATGAAATTGAGTATAAGGAAATGGATTTGAAACCAAAGATAGAAGAAATGATACACCTTGCAGACTTCTATGAACGAACTATCATAGGTAACTTCGCAGTGCCATCAGCATTACTTGGCAGGGAAGAAGATCAGAACAGGGCAACGTTGCTAGGCAAGATACAATTCTTCCTAAGTGGTGTTGTAAAGAACAGGCGTGATTGGATTAGCGATATGATAAGCAAACAATGGTATGAACGCAACATGATCAAAATGGGCATGGGTGACTTGCTAGATACTGTGCGTGTTAAGTTAGAATTTGAAACTGTAATTGTTGAAAGTTGGTTTGACCTAGTTGATGCAGTGCTAAGAGTTAAGGGAATATTCCCTGATATGCCTGACGATCAATTATTGGAATTATTGAACTTGGAAGAATACAAGTCAGAATTGGCACAATCACCAACAAGGACAACCAATGTGCCACAAGGAAATACACCACAAGGAAACGTGCCATCATTACCACAAATGCCACCAACAATGTCCACTGCAAAAAGAATTGATGATGAACTAATCAAGGCTACATTAGATGCAAAGAAGCTTGAAGTCTTGGGCAGAATTGATGATATGATAAAAGATGCTAACAATAAAAAATCTAAAACTGATAAGAAACGCAGTTAGTGTATTTACTCTACTTGATGAAGAAAAACCACCAAGAGTAGTATTCACAACACAGCGAGATAACAGGGTTGATGATAAGATATGTTTGCAGTTGGCAGGTATAACATTTGAGATTGATGATCCGTTTAGACCTGTTAT